AAAACGCATCAGCGACGCGGCCTCCGAGGTCGAAGAGGCCGGTCCACCGTGTCCCCACGTCCGCGAAGTACGAGAACACGGCGGAGCTATTGGCGATCAGAGTGTCCCCGACGGCCGCCAGAGCTCGAGCACCGGCGAGGAGCGACTCGCCGATCCGCTGGCCGATGGAGGCCCCGTCGATCGAGCCGAGGAACGCGGTGAACTGAGGGATCAGCGAGGTGATCGAGGCGGCGATGATGTCGACGCTCGACTTCACGCCGGCCGCGACCTGACCGAAGACCGGACCGATCGCCACCAGCACCTTCGACGCGGCGTCCGCGACCGCACGATACAGCGGCTCGAACGTCTGGCCGATTGTCGAGAAGACGTTCGTCGCCTGCGCCGACACGATGCGGCCGAGGTTCGCCAGCGACCCGCTCGTCCTCGCGAAGTCGCCCTGGGCGAGAGCAGTCTGGCGGAGGATCACACCGTAGGCCGCCTGGGCCTTGATCGCCGGAGTGAGGGAGCCGGTGACGGACTTGATGAGGCCGCTCGAGAGCGCCTCCTGCTTCAGCGTCGCGTCGTCCAGGAGGACGCCATAGCGCCGGATCGGCTCGGCCTCGCCGCGGAGAGCTGCCCCAAGAGCGAGCACGGCATCGTCGACGCTGGTGTTGTTGAAGGACGCGAGGTCGGCCCCGAGAGTGGCGAGCGTTGTGGCATAGTCTGCGGCCTGGTCTTTGCCGAGGCCCATGGCAGTAAAGAGATTCCCGAAGGACCCGGTAGCCTGGAGGGCTGCCGACCTCGAAAGGCCGATCTTACTTGCCTCGGACGCGAACTTCGCGACCTCGCCGGCCGCGCTCCCGAAGATAACGGCAGACTTACTCGTCTCCTCCCCGAGTGAGGTCGCCTCCGACACTGCGGACGTGATCGCCTGGGTCGCATTCTTCCCCAGATTCACTAGAGCAGTGGCGGCAGACCCGGCGGCCGAGATCACCGACCCGAAGAGCTGAGCGCCGACGACGGCCGTCAGGGCATTCATTGAAGACTGAAGGCCGCGAGCGTCGGAAGACAGGCCACGGAGCGACGAGGAGGCGGCCTTCACGCCGGACGTAAGTCCGGACGTGCTCGCGGTAAATACGGCCGACACTTTTCCGATCGACGCCACACTAGCCTCCTTCCCTGGTCCAGCCCTTCAGCTTCTCCGCGATCTCGTCCTCGGTCATTTCCCGGTTCGGGTCATAGTTCGGCAAAAACACCTCGACGAACTCCGGATCGACTTTCGCTCCCATGGCCGCGAGAGTGAACATCGTCCCGCGTGCCGTCCGGAGCCAGTCCTCCCCGAACGGCTCGACGCGATAGTAGGCGATCCATCGGTGAAGCTGATCGAGAGTTAGTTCGCGTTTCCATGCTTCGACGTTCCCGATCCCTAGGTGAGCCGCCAGACGGTAGACGAATCGCTCGACGCGTCCCGTCTGGCTCCTTAGTTTTTTTCGATCTCTCCCACGACCTGGTCGTCGGACAGGAGGACCGTCGCCCAGGCCTTCTTGTAGAGCCACATCACGCGACGGTGGCTCGCGAGCATGACCTTCGACGCCTCGGCCCCGAGCGGCTTTCCGCTCGCGTCGCAGAGGCATGTAGTGAGCGTCTTCGCGATCAGATCGGCAGGAGGAGCGGCGGTGGCGAGGTCTCGGTGAGCCGTCGCCAGGCCGTGCCATTCGGCGAAGGTCGGATACCGGAAGTAGACCGGCTCGCTATAGCCGGGCGGATTCACCAGGAGCGTTTCGGACACGTTATCGAGGAGGCTCATTGTCCCTCACCTGTGAGTTTGAATACGGCCTGGCCCACGAGAAACTCACCGACGCTGCCGGTCACATCGAAGGTCTCGAGGTAAGCCGGTCTCGACAGCGACCCACCTTCAAACGAAACCGAAACGGTCTGACGGGAGCCGATCTGGGCGTTCGTATAAGGAGGGCATCCGTAAAGTGTGACCTCGACCGTCCCCGGATCAATCGCTACACAGTCGTAGGTTTTGACGATCCTCGCGTTCGCGCCGGAGCCGACGACCTCGCTCGTGATGTTCGTCTTCTCGACGAACACGGCCGCCCCTGGAGAAACCCGCCAGCGAGTGATCCGGCCCAGATTCTGTCCGGCGAACGAGCAGGAAGAGCCCTGCGACGAAGGAGTCGGCATCGTGACCGGCCTCCCTTACGTCAAGCCGCATAGTCCGAGGTATAGTTCGCCGACCACTTCTTCAGCTCACCGACGGAGTCGTCGCTCGTCGAGTCCATACACTTACAGACGACCCCTTCGGCCGTGATCGTGGTGCCCTTCGTGGGCTTCGTGCCCCCCAGGCCGTCGATCGTCACCGTCACGATCGTTCCGGAGTTTGAGTTCTGGCCGTTATCCGTCAGGCCGTTCTCGTAGACGCGAGTCCCGCCGTGAGCGATCGACAGCGTCGAGGCGTCGAGCTGCGGCGTCACGTCAGCCTTCCGCGACACCTTCACGGAGACCTTCGTCGCGCCGGAAACGCCGAACGCGTTGAACCCCTGCGAGCTAGTGAATGTTACGGGATCTGGCACTTCTACAGCTCCTTACGTCGTGGGCGGATAGTAGGAGAACTCGACCGAAAACGTCGCGTATTTACCGACCTCGTAAGACTTCTCGAACGACTCGCAGATCCAACCGGTCGTCACATTGGCCGCGGTGATCGCGAGCGTCGTGTCCGACTTCAGATTCCCCGAGACCGAGCAGGTCTTCGTCGCCGTGCTCGTCCCGCCTTCGACCAGCGGAGCAGCCGCATACTGTCGCGTCGAGTCCCCGAGGACCGTCACGTCCTCTTTCGCGGTCGCCCCGGCCGTCTCGATATCTTTGATTGAGATCGTCTTCGCCCCAGACGGGATGCCCGGCCCGGTCGAGTTAACAGTCGAAATCGGCATAGTCTGCTCCTGTGTCGGACGTGGTCGATTTTATGGGGTGACGTGCGGGGCGAATCTCACTCGGCCCAGCGGATCTCGACGGACAGCTCGACCGTGTAGGTCGGCGTCTCGCGGCCCTCGAGGTAGTCGGGCTGACCGTCTCGCTCGTCGAGAACCAGGCAGTGTTCGACCGTCGTCCCGTCGGCGGTGCCGGCGTACTTGTGGATCGCCGCGGTGATCTGGCCGGCGAGCGTCCAGGCCTGGACGTAGTCGTCGGCGTAGACCGCCACCAGGAACCGGGCGACCGGGTTCACCTGGTCGACGGCCGGGGTGTCGTCGAACGTGTCGGCGAGGACCTGCTCGCGGCTCGTCGCCTCGCGAGCGTAGATCGTGAAGGGCGGCGACTGGGTGCCGGTCATGCCGACGGGCCAGGCCGTGAACAACGTGGCGTCCTCGATCGCTTCCTTTAGCCAGACGTGCGGGGTTCCCATGGATCAGCCTCCGTAACCAGGATTCTTTCCGGACCCCAGCTCGGCGGCAGCCTTCTCCAGGCCGACCGCCATCTCCTCGGCGAGCCTGGAGGCCGCGACCGGCCCAAACTCGGCCAGCGTCTTCTCGACCATCTGGTATGCCTTCACGCCTCCAGCCGTTCCAAACTGGAGCCAGATAGCCTTCCGGCTCTCGAACGAGGCCTTGTAGCCGAGGACGCCGAAGACGAACGAGTCGAACGCTCCGTTCTTTCCGGTCTGCCCGGTTCGGACGGTCACGGCACGACGGAGGGCTCCGGAGGACCGAGGCTTCTCCCCCTTTTTGCGACGGCCCCGACGCGTGCCGAGCGGCGGGGTGTTCTTCCGAAGGATCGGAACGGCAGGCCGAAGAAGGCGACGCATCGCGGCTTTCAGGTGCTTCTTCGCGATGTGCTTCGGAAGGGCACGGTAGGCGTTCATCAGCGCGCCGATGTGCTGGTTCGCGTCGTAGCTATTCGGCTCGAACGAACTATTCCACGAGAGCGAGATCATGCGACCTGCTCCTCGACGGTCAGCTCGAGGTCTTCGCCGTTCCCCTGCTCGACGACGGCTGAGATATAGAGGAGCCTGCCGCCGCGGGCGAGCCAGCGGAGCCGCTGGTCACCTGCCAGCCCGGAGCGGTAGCGCGTGTAGACCGTGGCCGAGATCCCGCCGCCGACCTGGCCGCGTCGGGCCTGCTCGTTATAGGACGTGGCCTCGTAGGAACCGAAGATCGTCGCGACCGTCTCCCAGGTCTCGACGGTCCCGCCGGCCGCGTTGCGGCTGCGGACGGGCCTCTCCAGGACGAAGACTTCGCGGTAGCGGCCGGCAGCTCGTGCCATTACCAGCCTCCGTTCCACGAGCTGGCCGCGAGGAGCGTCTCGAACGCCTGGGGCAGCTCGCCCCCGCCTTCGGTGTTCAGGACGCCGCGGTTCTCGAACGAGTGGTTGACGTAGGCCAGGAGGGCCGAGCGGATCGTGGGCTCGATCACGCCACCAGGAGCGACGCCTCCCCAGTAGACGACGACGACCTTCCCGGTCGTCGGGGTGTCGAGCGTCAGGGTCGCCGGGAACGAGTCCTCGTCGACCTCGTAGTCGCCGGCCGCGAGGGCGACGCCGTCGACGGTGACGGTGATCGGGTAGGTGGCCGAGATCAGGACCGGAGGGGCCGGCAGGTCGAGCACGTCTCCGCCCGTCTGCCACGTCGCCCGATACTGGGTCGCGACGAGCGTCACCGAGAGCCGCCGCTCGATCAGCCGCCGGGCGGCCGCGATCTTATCCAGGAGAAACCGGTCGTGTTCCGTCTGGTCCTGGGCGAGCGCGACCTGGGCCTTCGCCTCGGTGAGCGTCACCGGCTCGACGATAGGCCACTGGAGGACGCGGATCGTGTCGGGCTTCGCCATGCTCGCCTCCGGAGGTCCCTATAGTCAGAGAGCCGGGGCCGGCATCCCTGCCAGCCCCGGCCCCCGAGAATCACATCGTCGAGGGTCAGGCCTTCGCGAGGCGACCCACGAACTCCGGAGCGTGGTTGGTCACGCCGAACCGGGTGTTCGCGACATAGAGAACCTGGCGGTTCCGCATCAGGATCTCGCGGCCCGCTTCGATCTCGAGGCCGCTGTCCTTCAGGCCGATCGCCGTCGACATCGCGAAGTCGCCGTAGAGGGCGAGCGTCGTGGAGGGGAGACCCTTCACGAGGTAGACCGGAGCGCCGAAGATCGTCGGCACGACCCGGCCGCCGCCGACCGTGAGGGTCGTCTGCTGGGCGGACCAGATCTTCATCAGGTCGACCCAGCCGGCACGCGAGCAGACCCACGAGCTGGTACCCATCACGGTCTCGTCGACCTTACCGACCACGTCGGCCAGGTTCGCGAGCGAGGTCGCCGTGGATCCGGCCGCGACGGTGATCGTGTTGCCGGCAGCAACCGCAGCCGCGAGGCCGCCGATCGTCGGGTTCGACGCCTGGCCCGCGAGCCAGAGAGCGTCCATCTTCTGAGCGTAGGCCAGAGCGAACCGCTCCGCCACGAGGCCGGCCACGTCGAGCGGCGAGTCCTCGATCAGGCTTCGCGAGATCGCGACCGAGCCACGCATCTCGTACATGGTCAGGGCACCGACCGAGGTCACGAGGTCCTGATCCGTGGTCGCCGTGCCTTCGGCCACGAGCGACGCGGTAGCGTCGCCGACCTTCGGGAAGTCAACCTTCTGGCCGCGGGGCCGGACGACCGTCGCGAGCTGGAGGGCGACCGACGCGTACTGAAGCCGGTTGACGATCGCGGAGTACAGCTCCTTGTAGACGTACTCGGCTCCGATCCCGTCGTAGGTGCTCGAGGTCTCGCCCATGGCGCGAGTCTCGCCAATGCCGACGGCCTTCAGGTAGTGGCCGACAGCCTCGGCAGCACGCCGCGAGCTGAAGAGCTTGATCCCGCTCCGCACGTCGGCGGGCTCCTGGAAGTCCTCGACGGCAGCCTTCTCGGCAGCCTTCGGCGAGCTGGCCGGCGTGCCGGTCACTCGTCGCAGGTTCGCGATCTTGTCGTCGAGGTCACGCTCGGAGCCGGCGTCCTTCGACACGGCGTCGGCCTTCTGCATCAGGCCGGAGAGTCGCTCCTCGATCCGGGTCCGCTCCTCGTCGTTCGAGGGCTCGACCGAGCGGAGGGTCTCGATCTCGGTGGCGATCTGGGCGGCTTCGTCCTGGAGGCGAGCGAGTCGGGGCGACGGCATGGGGAGTCCCTTCGTGTTCGTGTGGTGTCCTTACCGCACATCACGATATGAGAGGCCGCCGCGGCAGAATCTCGCGGAGCGTTCTATCGTAGGACGGTCAGCGACACGTCCCCGACGTGCATGTCTTCGCACGCTCCGCGACACATCGCCGGCACTTGCAGCCGCAGCGTTGCTCGATCCGTCCGTCGGGCTTCCAGACTCCGCGGACGCACGTCTTCCCGCAGTCGCAGTCCTGCGGCGTCGGGGCCGGCGGAGCCGGAGCGTCGACGAGCATCGAGGCACGAGCGGCCGACACGGCCGCGGCGGCCTTCGGGGCCTCGAGGTCGACGGACCTCGGGTCCGACGAGAGCCAGACCAGGAAGGCGATCAGGGCATTCCAGATTCCGGAGAGCATCACCAGCCCCTTCCGTTGTGGATGATCGGATAGCCGTCGTCTCCGACGTTCGCGGACCTGGCGACGTGGTGGTCGGGCTGCGGCTCCTCGGGAGGCTTCTCGGCCAGGAGGGCGACCCAGAGCAGGCTCCGAGCGGCCCTGGCGATCCACCGCACGACCGGCCGGTCGGCAGGCTTCGGCGTAATGTCGTGCGACGAGGCGAGCCAGTAGCCGACGACCAGGGCGACAGCGACGGCGGCGAGCGTTCGGCGATCCATGGCGATCCTCACGGGGCGAGTGTGAACGTGTGCGGAGCGAACCAGTCGGCGATCGTTTCGGGCGGGGCCGGCGTGAGCCAGTTTCCGTTGTGAAGGTCACGCCAGCCGAAGCCACTGACCGACCCCACGGCGAACGAGTCCTTCTGTCGGAGCATGGATTCCACGACTGGCCGCGTCACCCAGAACGAGCCGTCTGGCTGATCGGCCGGAAACTTGCCGCGGTAGGTGATCCACTTCGGCCCCCACGAGTTGAGGCAGAGGAGAGCGTCCGAAGGGCTGCCGTTCTTTTGGTAGCGGACCGCGACGAAACACATCTCGTGAGCCCACTGGCCGGAGGCGGCCGCGTAGCCCTGAGCGTCGGTCGTGCTCGCGAAGCCTTGCATCGAAGCCACAGGCACGGGGAACCCGGCCTCGATCGCGGCGGCCGCCTCGGCCCAGGTGGTCACGAGCGCGACATGGGCGGCCGGGTGCTTCTTCGCGATCGCGTCGAGCTTCCCGCCGTCTCCCTGGCCGCCACATCCGTAGGCTCCCCAGTCCTTCGCTCGGTTCGCGGAGTAGGCAGAGAGGTCGTAGCGGTCGAACTTCTCGCGGTAGACGACGCCCCAGTCGCGGACGAACCGAGCGGCCGCGGCCCCATACGATCCGTCGGAGTAGCCGCCGACCGGCGACGAGCCGTCACCTGATCGGCCGCGGGCCTCGACGCGAGAGCCTCCGTAGATCGCCTCCGTGCTCGGGAACGACGGAGGCTCCGCGAGGCGGCCCGTCTCCCAGTCGACCGACTGAGCTATCCAGATTCCGTGAGCCCAGCCCCAGGAAACACAATCCCCGATTCCCTGGCGTTCGCAGACCCAGGGCTTCCCGTAGCGGGCCAGGTGAGCGCGAACCGCGGAGCGATAGAGGAACGTGTCGACGCCTTTCGCTTCGCGGACCGTCTCGGCTCCGGCGTCACGAAACAGCGGCTGGGGCAGCTCCGCGAGGAATCGCTCGACTCCCTGCGGGTCTGGACGGTAGCCGAAGTTTTCGTCGCCGGACCAGCCGGCAGGGCCGGGGCGACGGCCGAGGCCGGCGACAATCGCAGCGGCCGCGAGCCCAAGGAGCAGAGCGACGGCGAGCCAGCGGAGAGCGTTAGCGCGAGGCATCGTCGGCAGCCCTCGCGATTTCCCTGTAGGCAGCGACCCACGCGGACCGCTGGGCCGGCGTCAGCGGACCGCCGGACGTGCCGGCAGTCGCGTCGAGGTGCGACTTGATCGCCTCGCGGGCTCGCGGATGCTTCTCCCCGAGAGAGACCCCGCGACACCGCAGCTCGCGGGCACGCTGGCGAAGATCGTCGACGGCGACGCCGGTCCGGATCAGCGGCTCGGCCTGCATGGAATCCCATTCAATCTCTGAGGCCAGCTCCTCCATCAGGGCCGACACGGTCGCGGCGTCGGCCGAGGCGTCGGGGCCGACGAACGTCCCGCGGAGGCTGAAGCCTGGGGCCGGGCCGGGGGCCGGCTGCGGAGCCGGGGCCGGCGGAGAGGACGATCCCCACGCGAAGGCGGCCGCCGCGAGCAGGGCAGCCCCGGCGACGTGTCGCCGTTCCAGGGTCGGCAGCGACACGTTCGACGCGTACTGGGTGAACTTGTCGCCAGCGAACGCATAAGCCGCGGCGGCGATCAGGAGGGCGACGATCATCGGGCA